ACAATAGCAGGTAAGCCACAAACTGTTGCACAGGCTTCTAAAAATTCTGAACCTGTAAAAGGAAGTTCAGTATTTGGTAAAGATAGTGGAGGTTCAGTATTCGCTAAAGCAGGTGGAGCATCTGCTGATTCTGATGGAGGCTCAAATGAAAAAGCCGATACTATAATTAAAGGATTGAAGCCCGCCAAATATGGTGGTAAACATCCAGACTCTATGGAAATGGGTGGTTCTTTGTATAGAATTAATAGAAAAGGTGAAGCTGTTCGTGATAGAGAAGTTAGATTAAAGGATATTACTCCTGAAGATATTACATCTACCGAAAAATTATTTGGTGTAGATTTGAGTAAAGGTATAGAAAATGGACTTGATTACGAAACCAACGATTTAATTATTCAAACTAAAAGACTCCAACAATTTGATAAAGGTGGTGAGTTTGAAGATAAAAAGTTTTACGATTCACTTTTAAGTAATATAAAATCAGGGGTAGCAAAAGGTTACATGAAAAAGATTGCTGCAGCTGAAAAGGGAAAAGCATCAGCTATTAAATACCCTACCAAATCGGATGACCCATCATATTGGAAAGATGATAAAAAAAGTGATAGTCGTGGATATAGCCCATATAGAGATGATGATGAAGATGATAGTTGGGGAGAAGGCCCACAATTGACATCTGATAGATTAGGTAAAGTAGAAAGTGCATTAGAAACCGATTTGAAATTGAGTGCAAATGGATTTGAAACTACACGTGAGAGTGGCGGAGGAATGGGTGGATGGGAAGGACCTATGACAATCGTTTCCAACGATGCTGACCAAGATAACGATGATTATATTAGTTTATCAGTAGGAAGTCCTGAAAATGATGGTACGTTTTCAATTGTATTTGCAAACGCAAATGGTGAACCATATTTTGAACCGGATTATGATGCATTAAGTGGTGATAAAACTTTAACACCACAACAGGCATTTAAAGTTACAAAAGCTTTAATGCAAATGCCTGAAGTTCAAAAGGTACTTAAAGGTGAAATGAGTAGAGATGAATTTCAACCAATATATGATAAACTGAAATCTAAATTTTCAAAAGGTTCTACTATTAAAGAGAATCATATAAAATTGAAATCTCTAATAAAAAGAAAATAACAATAAAAGATGACTCCAAATTTCGAAGAAATATTATTGGAATTAAGTTACAGAATTCCAACAGGAATAGTTGATTTAACCAACGAAGAGCACTTAGATGAATTAGTTATCATCTTAGAAGAAAATCGTATATACAATTCTCAAGCAATTATAGCCCTAAGAGAAAAAGTAAAGGTTAAACCAAAACCAATCGAAACCGGCGAAACATTGGTAGTTAATAAGGCTAGTGGCGCAGTATATGCGGTTAAAAGATATAATTCAAATACACAAACTAAAGCCAGTGCTGCTGATATTAGAAAAGCAAAAGCTAATGGTAAATTTGGAAAAGCAGAAAAAGATAAAGGAGTGGTATCTAAAGTAAAAAAACCGCCAACTGTAAAAGGTCAAAAGTTAAGTGCTAGTGATTATAAATTAGATGCCGAAGATGATGTAAAACCAACTACATCTGATTTAAATCTAAAACCCGATGATGTTGCAAAAAAAACAGCAGCATTAGCGCAAGTTATTAACAAAGATTTTTCGCTAGAATTAAAAAAGAGTTTAGGAGAAAAAGGAATTAAAACATTACTTTCAGGGTTTGAGAAAATGATATCAGGCCAAAAAGTTAGTGCACAAGAAAAAGAATTATTACAAAATTTTGTAGCATTCAAAGATAAATCTGGCGAAGCTACATTATATATAGCGAATAAAACTCCTGGAAATTTTAAAACACATAAAAAAGTAGAATTTCCCGCCTCAAAGCGAGAACAATTAAAGCAACTTAGTCAGTCGTTTGGATTACAATCAACTAAGGCACAGGAAGGGGCTATGGGTAAAAAACAAGCCGTTGCAAATAAAGTTACACCGGCACGTAGAAATATTGTAATCGAAGAATCAAAGGATGGTTCTATAACAATAGATGGAGTTAAACACGCACCGATAAATCCAATACCAAAAGTACAAGAGTTGGCATCTCTTTTAAGGAAGAATGGGGTAGAAAATCCCGGAATTGAAGCTAAAGCTACAGTTGCATCATTAAAACGATATAATAAGCAATTGGAAATGATGAAATCTGCCGGAAAATTTGAAATTGTTGATTTTGGTGATACATCAACGCCAAATGGTAGACAATCTACATTTGATAATGTAAAAAACCTATACACAAAAAGATTTGAACAATTATTTAAAGAAAGTGGCGGAGTAACGAAGGAGCAAAAGATGATTATGGATAGATTCAAATCTATACAATTTAATCAGAATGGTAGTAATCCAAATTTTGAAAAAGAATTAGATGATTTATTGAGTGCAATGACTTTAAATAAAGATTTTAGAACAGCTGGTCCTGATTTATTAGAGGTAATTGTATTTTCAAAAATGATTGGTAGAGGGTATCAAGCGTTCTTACCTTCTTCTGAAACATTTAAAGTATCGGATGTAATAGCATTTAAAGAACCAAATTTTAAACTTCCTAAATCAGGAAATATTGCACAAGCGGTTGCAAATAATTTTAAAATGATTAAAACATCATTAGTATTAGTGGGTGGTTCAAGTGTTAAATTTGCAGAAGGCGGCGCAGGACAAAGTGATTCTAAAGCAGAGCAAACCGAATATAAACATCCTGAAACTAAAGTTGCATTGAAGAATTTACTATCAGTACATCAATTTGTATATGGTAGAAGTAAAGATACCAAATATCCACCATCAGCAGATGATGTGGCAAAAAAAGAAAAGCAAATAATGTTTAATATAAATTGGGCTTTAAAAAATAACATAATTACAGAAGATGAATATAATCGTATTATGGCTCAGGCTGATAAGCAATCTGAAGCCGTTTTTCAAACAGCAATGAGAAATGGTGTTGGTCCATTAAGTGATAAAGAAAAAAGGGAATATAAAAACTTATTAAGATTACATACATTAGCCGGTGCAAGTATAGAACAAATTAATAATAATGATACTGATTTCAATTATTTTTCAAACGAAAGAAGTACAGTTAATGAAAGAACGGGAGCAGTTACAAATGAAGAATTAGATGGTATTGTTAAAAAATGTTGTATGAAATGGTCATATAATCCTGGATTTAAATTTAGTTCATTTGGTGGTAAAACGTGGATGACTCCTGGCAACGTAAATCCATCCCACATTGTATCATGTGATAAAAAAAGAAGATAAAAAATGAATACACAACTATTATGTTTATTTACATATAGACCAGAATTAGATATATCCTTACAATTTGTAATACAAAACTATGTCTTAATAAATCCAAATATCTTTATATTAGAAAATAAAGTAAAGGAAGATGATTTATTTATCACATTCAATGTAGAGAAAGGTTCATCGCCAATAGATTCTCAATGGAAAACTATTTTAGTTCATAGAAAGAAGCAATCAAATACAATATATACAATTAACGCCTTAAACGAAGTTATTAAATCTAAAACAGGCGGACAATTAGATAACTCATATCAATTAGATTGGGAAGATTATAGAAATTCTATAATTACTACATCAAACTACGGCTACAAAAAAATCCCCACAAAAGTTTACAAAAGTTTAAATCTATCTGATTTAAATAATAATACTTTTTGATTTGGAAATTCCGAATTAATTTATTATATTTGTTCTAACATAAAAAAATAGAAACAATATAATAAATAAAGTATGACAGAAATTCACGAAGAAACAGCAAGAGAACATTGCGAAAGAATTTACCCCGAAATGATGGCTGAGTTTAAAAAGATTCAAGCCGAAATGTATGAAACATTTTGTAAGAAGCAAAGAAACTATGGACCTGGTAATATTTCCGTAGGAACTGCACTACAAACCAAAGATGATGTAAAATTATCGTTGACAGGATTATGGTTCAGAATCAATGATAAGGTTCAGAGATTGAAGCAATTGATAGTATTGGGGCAGCCAGATGAGGTGGGTGAATCAGTACAAGATACATATGAAGATTTATCGGTATATGGTATAATTGCTCAACTGGTAAGTAGAGGAAAATGGGCAAAATAAATAATTCAAAAATATTAGGAAAATTCAAAAAATAGTTGTATATTTGATACAACAAAAGATAAAAAGGTTATATTTAGATATAGGTAATATCGATATACACCTAAACTTTAAAAACAATTATTAACTTTAAAACAAAAGAAAAATGGACATTTCATTAGCCTTGAAACGATTTAATTCGTTACAAAACACTTCCAAAAAATCAGATTCACTTTGGAAGCCAACACCGGGAAAACATCAAATCAGATTAGTTCCCTACAAATTCAATAAGGACATCCCTTTCATTGAATTATTCTTTCACTACAACATTAACAACAAAACTTATCTATCTCCAATTTCGTTTGGTAGACCTGACCCTATTGTTGAGTTTGCAGAAAAACTTAAACGTACAGGCGATACCGATGATTGGAAAGCAGGTAAGAAAATGGAGCCAAAATTAAGAACATTCGCACCTGTAATCGTAAGAGGTAAGGAAAGTGAAGGTGTTAAATTTTGGGGATTCGGTAAGACCGTTTATCAGGACATCTTAGGTTACATCGCTGACCCGGATTACGGAGATATCACAGACCCATTAAATGGTAGAGATATCGTATTGGAAATCGTTGCAGCTGAAGAATCAGGTACATCGTATCCAACTACTACAATTCGTGTTAAACCGGCTCAAACAAAGGTAGCTGATACACCGGATGCAATTCAAAATGTTTTAGATAACCAAAAGGATATTACCGAAGTATATTCGGAATTATCTTACGCTGAATTAAAAGGTGTATTAGAAAATTGGTTAAACCCATCAGCAGCAATATCTACTGATAGTGTAGTTGAAGAATTAGAAGCTCCTAAACAAGCTCCTAAAGTAACTGCACAACCATCGGCAGATTTGGGTGGAACATCTGATATTAGTGGAGATTTACCTTGGGAAACCGAAGAAGCTCCAAAAGCAGCAGCACCAAAAGACGATGTAGCATCGGCATTCGATGATTTATTCAACAACTAATTAAAAAAGTTACAATGGCCAAAAGAGAAGAAGACTTAGCGAGCATACTCGCTGACACTCTCAACAAACAAAATAAGGATGGTAAGATTGCCTATTTCTTAGATGACGATAGTACGGATGCACCTACTAACGTTAAAGATTGGTTATCTACCGGAAATGCAATGTTAGATGTTGCGATTTCAAATCGTCCTTATGGTGGTTTACCGGTTGGTCGTATTAGTGAGATTACGGGTTTAGAGCAGAGTGGAAAATCTCTGCTCTCCGCCCATCTCTTAGCAGAAACCCAAAAGAAGGGTGGTGTTGCAGTACTAATAGATACGGAAACCGCAGTAAGTAGAGAATTTTTAGAAGCAATCGGAGTAGATATCTCAAAACTACTTTACGTTTCAGTTGATACTGTTGAAGGTATTTTCGAAGCGTGTGAAACGATTATTGAGAAAGTAAGAACGGGTGATAAAGATAGATTAGTTACAATCGTAGTCGATTCGGTAGCAGCGGCATCTTCAAAGAAAGAGATGGAAGCTGATTATGATAAAGATGGGTACGCAACTGATAAAGCTATTATCATTTCCAAAGCAATGAGAAAGATTACCAATATGATTGGTAGACAATCAATCGCTTTAGTATTCACAAATCAGTTAAGACAGAAGATGAACGCAATGTTTGGTGACCCTTGGACAACATCAGGTGGTAAAGCATTGGCATTCCACAGTTCAGTTAGATTGAGATTGAAGAGTATGGGGCAATTGAAAGTTGGTGATAGAATCGTTGGTATCAAAGTTCGTACGCAAGTTATTAAAAATAGAATGGGGCCACCATTAAGGTGTGCAGATTTTGATATCTTCTTTGATAGAGGTATCGATAACTACGGAGGTTGGTTAGCAGTTATGAAAGATGCTAAAATCTTAAAGCAAGCAGGAGCTTGGTATGAATATATTGATATTGATACAGGCGAAATTAGTAAATTCCAATCTAAAGACTTCACTAAGATGTTAGAGAACGAAGAACTAAAAGACCAAATCTATCGTAGGATTTGTGAGGCAACCATTTTACAATACAAAACAAATTCGGCAACGGATGAAGTTGAATCAACAACGGACGGAGCAAATGAGTCAGATTAATAAGAAGTATTTAGATATACTAAAACAAATAGATGAAGAACATAAAGGATTTGGAGATTTACAACGTAATTCCAAAACCTTAGTTATTGATGGTCTTAATACCTTCATTCGTTCTTGGTCAACCGCTCCGAATCTTAATGATAACGGAGACCACATTGGAGGAATAGTCGGTACTTTAAAAAGTATCGGCTACGCCATCCGACTAATTAACCCTACAAGAGTAGTCGTAGTATTCGATGGTAAAGGGGGTTCAAACAGCAGAAAAGAAATATACGCAGGATACAAATCCGAAAGAGGCAAGAATAAAATCAAAATGAGATTGAATCGTGCCGCTTCAGTTGAAATGAATCCTGAAGAAGAAAGTGCATCTATGAAACGTCAAATGACGGGATTAGGAGAACTTCTATCTGCTCTACCCGTAACCATTATGATTTACGATGGAATCGAAGCTGATGATGTAATGGCTTATATAGCTACTACATTAAAGAAAGAAAATGAGAAAGTAGTAATAATGAGTTCGGATAAAGATTTTCTTCAATTAGTGAATAAAGATGTTAGTGCATATTCACCATCTAAGAAGAAGATTTATACAATCGATGAAGTAAAAGAAGAATACGGATTTCATCCACATAACTTTATTAATTTCAGAATGATTGATGGCGATAAATCCGATAATGTAGAAGGTATCACAGGTTTAGGTGCAAAAACGATTATCAAAGCATTTCCAATACTAACTGAAGAAAATGTGCATACTACCGAATCTATGTTGGAGTATATTGAAACTCTACCAAAGAAAATAAAAGCACACGAATTATTTCAAAACAATTTGGAAATCTTAAAAAGAAATCGTAAATTGATGCAGTTATCCGAACCAGACTTTAGTGGAACGCTTCGTTTAAAAATAATGGATAGGTTCAATGAATCAACTCCAAAG